TTTGATAATAAGGTTTTATTTATTGATTCAATTACAGTTGAATCTACTGTCTTGTTTTCCGGTAGATCTAGCATAGTGCGATCATTCTCCACGTTTGACAAGAAACGTTTCCACTTTGTGGAATGTCGGACGACTCCTTAAGAAGTCCGGGTAATAGTATTAAACGACCTATTACCTGCGCGCGAAGAACGACTGGTTCGATTCGCGCTGTCGTAAACCGTGTTTCCTTGGTTTTGATTTGCTGTGTATTGAAGCTGATTTATAGGAGCCATAGCGCCGGACGCTTGGACTCGCGATCTCATGTTTTGATCGAACAATTCAGCTTCTTTTTTGTATCGTCGTGATTGCATGAGTTTTTCAAAACTCTGTTGGTTTCGCTGAAGCTCTCTTTCCAAGTCATTTTGCTTGGAAGAGGTGAGCCATCCGCCTAAAGCGGTGCCCATACCGGAGAGTGCTCCGGCCGCAGCCATTCCGGCAGCCGCGGCTTGGATTTGACCTTCTTCAACGAAAGGGACATATTTCTGGATCTTTCGTTCAATCTGGAGTTCCTGAACGAGACTAGACATAATCATTTGTTCCGTTGGTTCTTCAGGAACAGTCTTTGTCTTCAAGTAATCAGCAAGAACTGCTGACTTGACTCTGCGAGGAGAAGCGAACGTCGGGAGCGCCCCTCTCCTGTTGATCCACGTTGTCGTGTCTGTGGCAGGGAAAACAGATGTGCGATTCCCAAATATGACGTTTGCAAAAGTAAGATTGTTTACGGGAGGACCATTGTATTGCGCAAACGGCGTTTGCACGACTGATGTAATAGTGAACCCTACTGCGGAGTCGTATCGAACGTTGACTGCTGGTTGGCTGTTGAGAGGATTCAAAAGTGCGAATTGGACAAAACCTCCTGTGGTCGATGTAATGGTCTTGAAATAGCGAAGCATTGCTTGCTCGAACTCGTTGAAAGTGCTGGAAGGCAAGTTTGAGTTAGTGTAAGTCAAAGCGGGGAAAGACGCCGCTCCAAATCGGAGAAGTTCCTGGTTGGACTGGAGGGAAAGGATCGGATACCTGTAAACAACAGACGAGACCGTGTTCGCAAGCAGTGGCTGCCGTAAGGATATACGGGCCCCATCGCTGTTGCCAGCACCGAACGTTGCCCCCCAGACTTGAAGTTTGTCGTTGCCCCAAGCGAGTTCCATCATGTTTACGACATTAATTTGGGACCATGTACTGCCGTTGAGGGAAAAGTTGACAGTCCCTGAAACGGTGGCATAATTGGTGATCGAATCCGGTCCCGCAATTGCGTTCGCGAAGGCTGTTCGCATGCCCTCCCAGGTTGGCTTAGACAAGGATCTATTTAACCATGATGTCGGCTGAGGAGAAGTAGGGTAGGAACCTTGGAGAATTATAAAAGAAGCCCCAGCCGAACCAAATGACTTGGCAGAGACCATGCTTATGATATTAGCGTTACTCATCGCTTCTTCGGTTGAAAAGGATCCGTAAGACACCTCTGCTGCGGGGACGTTGACGTCTGGACTTTGAGCGCCCCACGTAGCTGTAATTGCGGGGAAGTTGATGGGAGGAAACTTCTCTCCCTGGGAACTAGGAGTAGTAACCAGGGCATTCTGAGAAGGGAAAAAAGTCCCATCCGTCGACATAAATATCTCGGGAGCACCCTCAATGCCTGCTTCTTGAAAGACTGTCCCAAACGTTTTCCCAACCAAACTGTTTGAATTATTTGACTGAGGATCGGTCGGAGAACCGCCTGGGGCAGGACGACGCGGATCTGATGGCCGAAAGTCAGGACCAAGACAAGAACCGATGTTCAAATAACAGGCTGCCTGCAAGTTATCGAATGGGTTGACCATAGCTTGATAAATGGCAACAACGAGCCCTGGACGCGCCATGCGAGCGTCTTCCCCAGCGATGTCGTCGGTTCTGAAGAACTTATCGGATCTTGCGTCTTGCAAAGTCATAAACTCTGTCGCCCCTTGTTGGAGCGACATAGTTTTCCAAGAATAAAGTTGCAAGACGTCATCAGGAAGGATATCTCCGACTTTCATTCCACGAACATCTGGTTGCCAACTGACAACAATTTCACCCATAAAGATCGGTTGAGCAATAAGATGGAGACGTATCGTGATGGAACCAACGTATCGGGAGTGGAGCTTAACCCATTCTTGGATTTTCACGTTCTTGTTGTACGGGTTGTAATCCTCGATAGCGATGATTGTACCTCTCACGGCCGCTTGGCTGATTGCAATGGACGGGTTGTGATCGATAATTTGGTTATGCGCGGCATCTCTCACGGTGAAATCGACGCCACCGAAATCAAGCATGTCGGGGGCCGTGAGCATGTTAGGATGCTCTGTGGTCACATTGGGACCTCCCACCATTGTAAGAAGCGGTGTTTGGTCAGCCACAGGTGCAGACGTGTTAGGTGTAATATCTCTGCTCACTACGGGATCAGGAGCGTGTGCGGTTGCGGACAAGCCTGCGTTCGAGGGAGTGTTAGTGGGGACAATGGAATGGGATTCGTTCAATCCAGACACTTGGACTTCTCCCGTTTCGACAAACTGAACATGTTTCTCGGGGTACCGTTTAGACAGGCGTCTCATTGCTTCGAGAGTTGCATCGCTCTTTGCAGCAGATATGCCCATATCAATCCAGTCAATGGAACTCTGTTGTTTGTTCGGTTGGTAATAAACAACCCATTCAGTTCCGTCAAAGTAGGTTGTCTTTATAATTTGATGTTTTACCATCATCAGGTTGCAAAAGGCTTCTAAACTGGTTGAAGCTTCCTTGTCGATGTTAAGGTCAATAACTGCCTTTGCAAAGGCGAGTTTTTTGGACTCATTCCGGGAAGATCCGTGTGCTTCAAAACAAAAGAGCCCGCGATCGCAGGTTATTTGTATGATGCACTTGCTAGGTTCAGAACCTATTGGTATAGTATGTTGTTTCACGACGACGCTGAAGCTGCGTTTAGCAGCCCATTCGTAAACGAGGCTCACTGGTGAAGTCATAGTGTCAGAACTTTGATTTTGGTGATTTGAAGGTTCGTCGTAAATAATTTTTAAACTCTCTCGGCCGTAGATAATGTCTTCGGCCAAAGCTTCGCGATTGCGATGATATAAGAACAAGTCAATCTTGTTAATCACGTACTCCGGAGCATTTTTCATACGCAAGTCCTTGACAATCAGCTTTGCCACGGAGAGGATTTTGTCGTAGAAGGTTTTCTTGTGCAGTGATGCTTCTGAAAGCGCTAAAGCTGTGTTGTCCGCTATTTGCGCCAAGGTGGAATGCGTGCGTACTTGACCATCTTCAATGTATTGTTGGCGTTTTGATTCAGTAACCCATTCTAGAAGAGCCAGGATCGATCTCTTCTTGAGGGGACACAGAATTACGCCGTTTGCACTCCTGCGGACAGTTCGTGAACAAAACGAGAGTTCTTCAAAAGGCTGAAGTGCAACCTCAGATTTCTTATCGGCTGCAGTTGGTTTAGCTCCGATGCGCCGGTACTCTTCAAGGACAGCGTTGAGGTCCAATTCGTTGGACAATTCTTCTGAAACTCTGACACTGATATCGTCTCCCAGGATGATACAATCAACGTTTTGTTTGAACCATTGCATTCCCTTGTTCTTGACTTTGGTGAGAACATAGACCAACATGATGTAATTGGCAATCGAGTCCCCGAGGCTAGTAAAATAAAAGCCGGAGCTCATGCCCTGGAATGTTTGAACGAGGGTGTTTCCAACCAAACGGTATGTGCAGCATGTTTGTTTCGCTAGAGCCTCGGCAAGGACACTATGGTCTTTCTCAGGGTCTTTGATGTGCAACGCCACTTCGTATGAAGCTCTAATCAGATCATACGACAAATGTCGGTCAAACTCAGAAAAGTCCAATTGAAGAAGCTTTCCACCGTCCTTAGACAACCGGTCGAACAAAACAGGGAAATCAGTGAGAGCGTTAATGCCTATTTGAATGGGACCAGCAAGCCTATCCTTCCTGATTTGGATGGAGCACATCGTCGGCATAAGGATCATTCGGTGAGCGAGACGAACGCTCGCATCCGAGACGTCGAAAGTTCGAATGACGCCTTTCTCCACTTTCTCGACAGGACGAAGCTCACTCTTTAGGCACGTTTTTGTTATGGTCTGAGGAACTTTCCCTTGATGCAATTGTCTAACAAATAGATTGGCGCGGGAGAAGTAATCTTCCGCTGCAGGCGTCTCAGCGAGGTAATATCGATTGTTCTCGCCGAGGGTGAAAAGTTCTCGGATGGTATTTACGGAGTACTTTCGTTGGAAATAAACACCTGCAGATGCGTCCATGTTGATACGATTCACTGTCCCGTGCAGCGGATGTCCCTCTTGGAACCCATTGATGATCTCGTCCATGCGGGGAATTGATTTGTTGGGAGAATAGCGCGAAGCAAGGTCGGTTTTTACCCATTCAGTGACATCTTTCAAATGTTTCTCATCCATCTTGGGGAGAACATCCCCGTAAGATTTAAATTGGTTTAAAAGGTGATCCTTCTGCCCAGTGGAATTCTTGATGGCATCTTCAGGTAGTCGAATCCCAAGCGTGGTAGTGGGCCTCGTTCCAGAAGTTTCTTTGACAAATTTTTCAACGATACCAACGTAACCAGTCTGAACACGAGCGGGCTTAAGCGGTTCAACATACTGTTTCCGATCGACCCCCAAGACAGAAATGTTGTCTGAAGGGAAAGGTGATTCTATCTTGGCGACTCCATCTATGACGCCAGCGGTGAAATCATCCAAAAGTTCATCCCCAGTTATGCCGTATTTGTTTGGACCCATGGGGCGCAATTGGTACTCTGTTGTTGAGGCTTGGGTGATGACGGTCTCACCCATGAGTAATTCGCGTGGCGTGGCAGTCGCGTGTGGGAAGACTCCACTTCGCATTCCGACATGAATGCCCATTATGCGCGCATGTTGTTTCGTCCCATGGACGTTACCGACAGAAATGTAGAAACTTCCACAATCTCCTTCTTTGGTCGCCATGCCGTTCATTGATGTGATGAAACTGGCAGAAATTCCTCTGCTGACAACTCCTGTCTGAGTTTGTTGATGCCAGTAATTTGCTGAGCGTTGGTCGTATGTCAAGGTGCATTTTTCCAGAATGGTTGTTTCCCTATATTTTACAAGTGCACCGTCAACCGTCTCTCCGTTCCTGTAATCTGTGATTGAGTAAAAATATCCTCTGATGTCGGGAAACAAAGGCATCTTGGTATCATCCACAAAGAAGATCATGATATCATGCGCCGGGTGAAGGTCTAAAATCATGGCTTGGTATGCCCGACCTTTATGCTCAACGCTGAAACGGAAGTTTTCGGGCGTTATGGATTGATCTTTGAATCGAGCAGCACCGAAGAGATGAGCATTAGTGAGACCGACGCGTCCGTAAATCATGTGTCCATGTAAGGCTATCGATCCTGACTCGCAGCGGACTACTGAATTGACGGCAGCTTGAACAACGACGTCCACTGAAGGAGGTCCTGTAACAATAGGTCGGGACAACATTTGGGCATTGTTGTCACGCTTCCATCGAGCGAGATCACGATCATAAGCATCAAGGTTGAAAAAGTGGGCCGTTTCTTTCGACAATCGAATATCGCCGGAACCCGCCCTCCACGTTCGGTAATCGTCAATATCTGGTTCAGGCTGTTTTGCGGTTCCCGGGCTGCTAACCTGAGCACCATACATGTTCTGGCCTTGATTAACATCCACGGCAGACTGAAACGAGCGAACTATGCGCGTAACAACCCATGCTGTACAGACTATTCCTGCCAATGCCAAAATGATTTCAATGGCAGGAATTTTTTGAAGGAATTTCACAGCTTGTGGCAAAAAGCGGGACTGCATGACTGCCAATTGAGCTTCACACTGCGTCCAAGCCCGAGCTCGGTAGAATTTGCGAAGACTGCAAGGATTATTTTTGCACCACCTGTTTAAAGCGGCAAACTCTTGTGCCCAGATCGTTCGGGGGTCAAGGGCAATGGTGTCTCCTTCAAACCACGAAAAGACGCTGTGGAGGGGGAGGACAATTTCTCGCGTAATCTCTCCCCCAGCTGTGACGACTCTCAAAACGTCTTGACCAGCTTGGTGATCTTGAATAACTTGCGTTTTAGTGTGGTGGGCTTCGAGTTTAGAAACAAACAAAAGCCTACCCCGCGACATGATTTTCACGTCGCCCAAGTCAATATAGACATTGGTAGTAGGGCAATTTCTCCGGAAAAGCTTGAGGAGGCGAGGACCTATCTTTAAAATGTCTTCCTTTTCCAGGCCGTCAATTTTAAAGTTTTCAATGGGATAATGAAGGCTAAAATTATCCAAGACGGACTTTGGGATCTTGATCTTCCTACCCAAGACCTGCATGATGGCGAGCCCACCGTTTGAGATAATGTTTGCCAGTTCTTCTCTCGTCATATTTGAGATCTTTACATAGTCATCATCAGATGGTTCTGTGATTTCGGGAGTCTCTAAGACAGTGTATTCCGAACCTCCTTCAAGGTGACGATAATACATCTCGTTCATGTGAGTCGTGACGTCGTTCAGGCCCATTTGTTGTCCTCCGATGTGGAAATAACCATCAAAATACATGCGAGTGCCGACTCCATCTACAAACACATCTGAGGTGGATCCGCGAACCCAACCTTCTAAACCCATCCTCCGAAGGCAGGCATCGTTGTCAGCGTACGCTTTGGGAAGAGACCATAGCGTAAAAGGAATGGGAATCTTGAAGTAAGGGTGAGCTCTAACCCCAAGACACTTCTTATCGACCATATTGCTCACAAGAATGATGACAGAACCGTAAGCAACGCTATTGTAAAACTCAACGTAGGATGCCACTGTTGACGGGGCGGCAGAAGTAGTCAAGATGTCATCAATAAGATATATCGCGGGCTCAGCGCGTGGTTCTTGAAGCTGAGCGATGGTGGTGATGTGGACGAATGGATTCCTACAATATTCGCTGAAGCGAGGGATGATTTCGTTCAAAAATGTGGTGGTCTTGCCTCTACCGGATGGACCAGTCACGTTAAAAACAAGGTGGTTCGTTTCCTTGTGTTGTGGCTTGTCATCGGTCTCCAATTTTGCGTTGAGCTGAGACGTAAAAGCTGTGCCATGCGCTATGTACTCTTGACAGGCATTGTTAATAAGCTCATCCAAGTGAATGGGAGCAGTAGAAGCAGGCTTGTGCTCATGGTCAGAATTGGGGTAAACTTCACTCGTGATAGTCAAATGAGAAAAGTCTGGTCTTCTCCCAGTGGTGTCATTTCGATTCTTTAAATTTTTAAGGTTCGGGAACTCGACGTGATATGTGGGAATGCGAGACCAAAACGCTGCAATTGCTTCTTTTGAAAGCGAATTCAACATGGGCCATCGGGGGGTGTTGCCGATGACAATTAAGACTCGGATGCCACACGGTTGTGGCTTCAACTCCAGATCAGCACCGTCCATACTAAAATATCCTGTGCTAACCATCCCGTTAAAGTGCTTGATTATTGGGTCTTTCTCACGTTGGGCACCAAACTCGTCATAGATAGCGAATTGTTGACCGGCGTAAGCAGGCCAATGACCATTTTCGGGAAAGTTGATGTTGTAAATATCTTTCTTGATACCGAGACCCGTCGCCATTTTGTCGACGATATGACGAGCTAATGTGGTTTTCCCAACACCTGCTTGTCCATGTAGAAAAATGACAACGACATCCGGCCGGAAGGACAAAGTCGTTTTGAGACGAATAACAGCTGCTTTTTTGTCTCCTAACTGGGCAAGAGTGCTGGTAAGCAACATCGTGAATGCTTGTTGTGAGGATCTGAGTTCAGGGCTGGCACTCAAGGTGCTCAACTTTGTCCTTGTGTCTTTCATAGCATCCACCAATTCGAAGTAGAGAGCGTTGTTGATAACGAATTCAACTGCTTTCTTCTCAAGCAAGTTTTGGTTGACAATGACTTGCTGGTCTAATCCCTTCATTAAAGAAACGTCTCCAGCAATGTCAAAGCCGCACATGTCTTGGGCAACAAATTTCAAGAAGTCCTTCACATCCTTGACAGACGTCTTCATCTCATTTTTCAATCTCGACAAGTCTAGCAGCGCTTTCACGTTAGTGAATCCCGCATAAGTCATACCGGAAACTGCAAGAACGTAAATTATGGATAAAACTGCTGTGAAACCTGGAGCGAGGAATAAGCCGTGGTCTGAACTTTGGTTTGAATGCGGGGCACAGGAGAAATAATGAGTCTCGTTTTCAGTTGTTATGATTTGAAGACAACCATTAAAAGGTCCACTTCCCTTGTGAGAAACTCCGGTCTCCGTGTGCACTTTGTAAGTATTAGCCTTAAGGAGTGTTTCGTATTCTTCAGCGGTGATTTCGGTCTGGACGTTGTGAAATGCGCAGTCTTCTTTGGGGCTTGAATGAGCTGCGGAATCGGCTTCCTCATGCTTAGACGGATCAAGATTCTCAAGAATAGAAGAAAGAATGGCTTGAAGAACGTCAGGGTGAAGATCTTCTTCAACTACGGCCTTTGCGAACTTTCTAAACTTTGATGTTACTTTACAAAGCGAAACCACCATCATGATGGTGGTGGTTAGGTTTGCGAGAGCGAAGGTCCAAGTAATCAAATCGGATGGGTTGCGGATTATAGAATAAATGGATGTAAGGATGGAAGTGAAACTTTGAGCAAGTTGGAGTTTGGCTTGTTTCTTCAAAGTGTCGAAGATGTCCATACTGGACAAAAGCTCAGAAATGGGACCGGAAAGCGTTTTGACTTTCGTTTGAGCGACATGAATAGAAGGCATCATATGAGCCAAGATGTCCCACGGGGCTGAGACCTTGTGGTCCTTGATGTAAAGTTGACCGTCCTTCATGGACAGGTCAGTGATGTTGATGACACGGGTTTTCCGTATCTCGTTGATGATTCTCCACTTTATAGTGGGATCAGAAGCGAAATCCTTTTGGATTTGATCGAACATGATAAATAAGCGACTATAACCTTGTGGTTGTAGTGTATACGTTTGAATGTATA